GCCTCGCGCTCGCCAAGGCGCGCATTCTCGCTGACGGCTCGCTGCAGGCGAACTACACCTACGACAACACCACGCAGCCGACGCCCCCGCCGCAGCTGCTCGACGTCCCGCAGCCGGTAGACGCCAATGGCTGAACAGGTTTCCGACTTCAAGTCGAAGTCCGACCTCTGGGAGCGCGAACTCTCCGCGGCGAAGAAGGAGCTGGAGAAGTGGCAGGAGGCGGCAGCTCGCGTCGTGAAGCGATATCTCGGGGGCAAGGCCACCAACGCCAGCTCGAACTACGACGACGGCGGCGTGTTCAATCTGTTCTGGTCGAACGTCAACATCTTGAAGGCCGCGCTCTACGCGAAGCAGCCCAAGGCGGATGTCTCGCGCCGGCACAAGGACTACGCCGACGACGTCGCGCGGGTCGGGGGCCTGATCATCGAGCGGATCCTGAACTTGGACATGGACTCGCGCGCGAGCGATTTCGACCAGTCGCTCAGGAACGCGATCGAAGACCGGCTCGTGCCCGGCATGGGGCAGCTGTGGATGCGCTACGAGCCCACCTTCACCAACCAGACGATCGACCCGGTCGTGGATCCGCAGACCGGGCAGACGATGGTCGAGGGCGGCGACTTCGAGGTGATCGGCGACGAGCACGTGTGCTCGGACTACGTGTACTGGAAAGATTTCCTCTACTCGCCCGCTCGCACGTGGCACGAGGTGCGCTGGGTCGCGCGCGGAGTGTGGATGACGCGCGCGCAGCTGTGCGCGAAATTCGGCAACAACTTGGGCGCTCGCGTGCCGCTGCAGAACGCGAGGAGCGTGAAGAACAACGCGCTGCCGGAGAACGACCCGTGGTCGAAGGCGCAGGTGTGGGAGATCTGGAACAAGGAAACGCGTTATGTGTGCTGGAAGGTGCTCGGCTTCGAGCCGCTCCTCGGCGAGCAGGATGACCCGCTCGGGTTGGTCGATTTTTTCCCGTGCCCGAAGCCGCTCATCGCGAACGTGAGCACGAGCGCATTCGTGCCGAAGAGCGATTACCAGATGCTGCGCGACCAGTACGTCGAGCTGGACGTGATCTGCGCGCGCATCATGCTCCTCGAGGATGCGATCCGCGTTGCCGGCGTCTACGACAAGAATTCCGCGCAGCTCTCGCAGCTCATCTCGAACCGCGTGCAGAACGTGATGATCCCGGCGGACAACTGGGCGATGTTCGCCGAGCGCGGCGGGGTGAAGGGCAGCGTCGACTGGTTCCCGCTCGACATGGTGATGACCGCGCTCGACAAGCTGCGCGAGGTGAAGGCGTCGCTGAAGGCGGACCTCTACGACCTCACGGGGCTCTCCGACATCATGCGCGGCGCGTCGGTGGCGAGTGAAACCGCGACCGCGCAGCAGCTCAAAGCCCAGTACGGCAGCGTGCGGATGCAATTCATGCAGGGCGAGCTAGCCTCTTTCGTTCAGTCGGCGCTGCAGATCAAAGCGGAGATCATGGCCGCGCACTTCCAGCCCGAGACGCTGATTCGCCGATCGCTCATCGACAAGACGCCCGACGCGCAGATGGCGCAGGCCGCGGTCGAGCTGCTGCGCGACAAGCGCATGGCGCTCTACTCGCTCGCGGTGGACCCGGACACGATGGCGATGGTCGACTACGCCGCGGAGCAGGATTCGCGCACGCAGTGCATCACCGCGATCGGCCAGTTCATGCAGGCGGCGTGGCCGCTTGCGCAGGCGAAGCCCGAGTCGGTGCCGTTCCTGATGCAGATGATGCAGTGGTTCCTCGCCGGCTTCAAAGGCGGGAAACAAATCGAGGGCGTGCTCGATCAGGCGATCGCGCAAATGCAGCAGATGCCCCCGGGCGCGAACCAGCAACCCAACCCCGAGGAGCAGCGCGCTCAGGCCGACGTGAAGTCCACGATGATGAAGGCGGGCGCTGACGTGCAGTCGACGATGATGAAGACCAAAGCGAAGATCGCCACCGACCAGATGAAGGCCGCGTCGCAGGCGAAGACCAAGCAGATGAAAGCGATCGGCGACATGCTCACCCCGAAGCCACCCGGGGTTCCCGGTGAAGCTGCGCTCGCGGGCCTGCCGGCGACGCCCGGCGTCGTGCCGCAGACGGGCCCGGGAGGTGGACAGCTGTGAGGCGTCGTTTCATCCAGCGCGGACTTGAGCTGATCGAGGTGTCGAGCGACTACGTGCAGGAGCCGAAGAACTCTGATGCGGTGCTGTGGAACGATCGCACCTATCAGGACGGCGGGGACGCGCGCTTCAGCTCGCGCAGTGAGCACCGCGACTACATGAAGCGCGAGGGCCTCACCACGATCGACGACTTCCGCGATCAGTTCAAGCGCGATCGCGAGAAGCGGCTCGCGTTCTACCGCGGCGAGGACGCCTCGCGCAAGTCCGACATCTCGCGCGCGATCGAGAAGCTCCGTGGCTGACTACTCCATCCTCGGCATGGATCCGGAGGACTGGGCGCGCGGCAGGCGCACGGCGAACGACCTGCTGCGCACGATCGGCGGTGGCATGGCAGCTCAGGCCGGCGCGGGCCTCCTTGGCATCGGAGCGCTCGCCCGCGGGCGCGGTTTGGATGAAGCTGCCGATACCGCGCGGCAGGCGCAGGAGGATCTCGCACCAACGCCGCAGGACGAGGGCTCGCAGGCGATCTTGGGGTCACTGGGCGAGTATGCCGGCGCGTTCGGCAATCGGCTCTCCGAGCTGCCCGGCGCAGGCCTTGCAAAGCGCGGCTGGGAGAAGTTCACCGAGATCTCGCCGGCTGCAGGAGCTGCGACGCTCGCGGCGGCGAACGTCTTCGGTGGATTGCCGAAGGGAATCGAGGGCGCGGCTCTCAGTGCCACCGAGCGCGCCGCAGCGGAGGCGGCGGCGAAGCAAGCCGCCTTGCGTGGCGGCGCGCTGAGTCTGCAGGATCTGGGAGCGCTGACGGCCTCGCAGCGCGAAGCTGCGAGGAAGGCAGCGCTCGACACGCGCGTGAGAAAGCGCGAGAGCGCGCTCGTCAACCTGCAGCTGCGCTCCAAGTCTCCCGAGGAAGCGCTCGACATGGTGCGCGCCGGCAAGCACATCGTGCCGAAGGAAGAAGGCGGGTTCGTGGGCGCTCCGCGCAACATCCGCAACCTCGACGATCTCGAAGCCAATCGCGCGAGGATGGACGCGGAGTACGAGCAGGCGGCGGCGGATCTCAAGGACGCTGGCGTGGTCGTCGGTGACTGGTATCCGGGGCAGCGTCGCGGTGTTGCTGAGACTGCCGACCCGTGGCAGCAGTCGCGCATCGGTCGCGGGCACGGCTTGATGAGTTCGCAGGCGAGCCCGGAAACCGAGATGGTGTTCCTTGAGCAAGCTCACAATCGCGCGATGCGCGGTGAGCCGCCGGGGCTCGCGAAGACAGGACGACAGTCCGAAGAGTACGCAGCCGCGGTGAAGGAAGGACGCGACATCAGGCTCGCTGAAAAGACCGAGCCCTATGGCGCGCAGTCGGACCCCACCGACGTCGCGCACCCGCTCTTCGGTGCGAACGACTTCAGGCACGCGCGCGGGCACGGGTACACCGAGATTTCCGGTGACCCGCAGGAAAGCGGCATGAGTTCGACCGAGCACGCGTGGATGGATGCGGAGACGGCGCTCATGGTCGATCGCGCGCGAGCGCGCGCCGGCCAGACTGGTGCGCCGGGTTACCCGAAGGACATCTTCGCCCCGCCCACGGAGATCACCGGCTCGCTCGTTCAGGAGGTGCCATGGATCAGGCAGAAGGCCGCTGACCTGCAGAAGTTTTTCCCCGAGCGCTTCCCGCCGTCGATCGAGGGCCGGCGCGCGGCGATTCACGAGGCCGCGAAGACCGCCGAGGACTACACGCTCAAGCACGCGATCAGTGCGAACTACGAGCAGGTGCCCGGCTCCGGGCTCGGCCATCGTCCCGACATTCTCGCCGCATCGCCCGAGGAGCAACGCGCCTACGGGGAAAAAGGAGCTTCGTGGATGTCGCCCACCGGGCGCGACGTGATCCACGAGTCGATGGGCTTCATGCAGCGCCCCACCGAGCAGGGCTTCGGGATCTGGGAAGGCAAGACCACGCCGAATTACATCGCGCAGCCGCTCGGTGACATGGTCACGGGGTCGCCCGAACTCGCGCAAGGCATGAAGAACTGGATGAACTTCGCCGAGAACTTCCGCGCGGTCGGTGACGTGCAGCACTCCGGCGCGTATCACTTGCCGATGACGCAGGCAACGCGCTCGGGCAAGACGCACTTGCTGATGGAGGGACCGTCGCTCGGCGAGCAGGAGATGAAAGATCTCGCAGCTCAACTGCCCCCGGGCTGGACGCCGACAAACACGCCGCGCGGCACGATGCTGATGAACTTCACCGAGGGCAGCAGGAAGCGCATGTCGCAACAGGCGCTCTTGCAGGAACAGATGAAGTCGCGCCGCAATCTCGCCGCGCAGCTCGGGCCCTCCGTGCAAGAAGCCGGGATGGAAGGAGGCCTCGCCGGGGGCTACGACTATCGCACACCCGGTGGCGGTGTAGTGACGCGTGAGCTGCTCGAAAAGGGAGCGCGCTTGCCGGCAGAATGGACGCGCAACCTCTCGGAGTCCGAAGGCGTGAGACAAGCGCTCGCGGCGAAGCACCTGCGCGATGCGCGAGCTGAAGCGCTGGAGGGCGCGCAGGTGAGCGAGCCCGCCCAGAAAACGCGCCGCTTCTTTGCGGAGGCCGACTGGGGCAAGGTGCTCGACATGATTCGCAACGGCATGTCGCCCGAGCAGGCCGTTGGTGCGACCGGGCATCACCTGCGCGAGATGGGCAGAGCGAACGTGCCACTGGTGGCGACGCTAGCCGCCGGGCTCGGATTGGGCGGCTACGGGTACGCGAAGATCGCTGGCAAAGCGAAGGAGCTGAAGGCCGCGAAGGAGCTCACCAAGGCGTCGAACGAGCTGAAGGCCGCGTGGGACGGCGTCTACAACGCGATCGCGCGAGCGATCACGCCGGAGGTCACTCAGCTCATCAACCAGCTGAAGGACGCGCTCGTCTATCTGAAGCCGGTGCTGGTCGAGATCGCGATGTTTGCCGCGGGCGTCTGGCTGTATGCGAAGACAACGCGCGCGCGCGACACCATCGGCCGCTGGTCGTTTGTCGGGCTGGTGCTGCTTCTTCTGATCGCGTACGGCGGCAACCTCTCCGGCGGCCCGCCGCCGTCCATCGCGGCAATCTACTGGATCGGAATTCTAGGAAGCGTACTTATCTTGTGGTGGAGCTGGTGGACCGATAGGCATCGAGCCACTGTGTCACCGCCCGACTGAGCGGGTGGCGGAATACCCAGCCTGCCCCGACGGCACCTGCAACGAGCATCAGAATCAGCAGCGTGGTGATCAACGTGCGGTCGCGCCAGCTTGACGCGTGACGCTGC